AGATGTATTGACTTACGATGCAGCAGATGCTACAATGACGTCAACAAATGCTTATGAGCAATTTATTGGAGTACACGATAAAATCCCTACTGAATTGTTTGACAACGAAATGACTATCAAATTGTATACGGGACGTAATGAAGCTAGAAAATGTATCACAGCATGGAATACTTTGAATCCTTACAATCACATTGATGTTATCAATACTAAGTCTAGTGTTTCTTTCATCCTTCCTGGTACTAACGTTGAAGTAGTAACACTTCCTGAGTTAGATGGTAAATCTGAAATTTACGCTATTCCTTTAGATTTAACTTTCTTAGGTGTTGATTCTTTAGATGACATGAACTTTGAAGTAAAATACAACGCTTATACTGACCAATTGAAAGCTGAAGCTTCTTTCAGATTAGGTACTCAAATTGTTTGGGGTCAATACTTTGTTAGACTTCATTTGTTAAACTCTTAATATTACTGAATTATGTGTGAAATCCTAGAAGGAAAGAACGCAGTATGTGATAGCGTAGGCGGTGTAAAAGCCATCTACGCTTGGAATACTGCAGACGCTACAATCACAAAGGCAAATGGTACTATTTCAGCTTTATCTTTAACAGCTGGAAAATATATCCACAAGTTTTTTGTTGAAATGGAGACGTCTAAATTTACAGCTACGAAAATCGGAGATAGAAAGAACCAATCTGTAGCATACGAGCAAACAGGAACTATGATGTTGAGTGGTAATACTGCAACTGATATCGTAAACCTTGAAGCTTTAGAAATTGCTAGAACTACTTTCGCTGTAGAATTGAACGATGGTACTTATGAAGTATTCTACGAAACTAATGGAGCGAGTGTTTCAGGGGTTAGAGATTCTGGACAAGCTTATGAAGATGCGAACGGTAACGTTTTAACTTTATCTGGTAAAGAAAAGAATAGACCTAATAAAATTGCTGCAGGATTAATTACAGCATTGTTAGACCCAGTTTCTTAATTAGAAATAATAAATTAATTAAAACCTTATTGAGAATTAATCTTAATAAGGTTTTTTTTGTATCTTTGAACTATGACAATTTTAATAACGAAATCTAGTTTAAACATTATAGCTTTGACATTGTCAGAACTTGAAGACCAAACATTAGATATTAATTGGCTTTTTAGGTTTACTAAAGACGAAGGTAGGCAAGAAATATTTTGCTATTTAAATGATTTAAACGAGTCGACAGCACGTTATAATTTGTTTAATTTATTGGAAGGTGTAGATGCTACATTCACAAAGTTAGGTGATTATACGTACAGAGTTTATCAAATGCCTAACGGTGGCTCTTTAGATTATTCTTTAGGTATTCAATGCGAGATAGGTAAAGTGAGAGTTATAGACAACATTATAGTAGTGCCAGCAAGCTTTGAGCCTACATTAACATCAAATATTTATGGAGGAGAAACAAACAGCTAGGACATTTAGTACATTTAGAGAGGTTGCAATTATTGACCCCGTCGAAACAGTAGCCAAAGAAGGGTGGGTAAAATGGGGAATCGACAACCTTTACCCTCAATTTTTATGGTCTTTATATGTTAATAGTCCTATTCATGGAGGTATAATCAACTCTAAAAATACTTTTATTTCGGGTGCTGGTTTAAAATATGAAGGTGTTGAAAATTGGGACGAGATTAATAAAAATGGACGATCTAAATATACACTAGACGAACTTGTCGAAATGTACTCACTAGACCAAGAAGTTATTAACGGTTATTACATTAAATGCGTCTATGATTCATTAAATCAAAAGTGGCAATTAGAACACTTAGATTTTGAGTTGATGCGACCTAATGAAAACGGAACTATATACTATTATTCTGAGAATTGGGCAACGTCTAGACAGAATGATAAAACAAAATTTAAAGAATATACTAGCTTTTTTAACCGTACAAGCGAAACAAAAGAATGCGTTTTATTTATAAAAGCCAAATCTAGACAGTTTATACTAGAAACTAAAAAGCTAACTTCAGGATATTACCCTATTCCATTGTACAGCGGTGGTATTGATTCAATATTGACTGATATAGAGATTAATTTCTTTAGATTATCAGAGGTTGTAAACGGTTATAAAGGTGGTACATTGATATCTTTGAACAATGGAATACCAGAAAGTGAAGAACAAGCAGAAAAGATAGTTTATGACCTTAAATTAAACGCTACAGATAAGCGTAAACAAGGCGGTGTGAGCGTTACTTTCTCAGATGGTAAAGATAGAGAACCTAGCATTGTTCAATTGAATGGAAATGACTTAGATAAACGTTACGAAAGTACAGAGGTTGGACTTTCTAAAAAGATATTTATTTCGCATTCTGTAATTAATCCTAAAATGTTTGGGTATATTCAAGATTCTTCTTTATTTTCTAGTGACTTAGAGAAAGATTTTAACATATTCTCACAAACTTATATACAAAAAAGACAAAAAAACATAGCAGATTCGTTAAATTATGTACTTTCAGAACTTAACGGAATGACTGGAGAAATAAGTTTTAACGAATATAAACTACAAATTGAAAACCAAATTGATGAAACGAACGCGGTTAGTAAAGCATTGAACTCAATGAGTCCATTAGTAGCAAATAAAGTACTTTCTTCATTAACTTCAAACGAAATAAGAGCTTTAGCTAAACTTGCACCAATTGAAGGAGGTGATACAATACCGACAGCAACCGTTGCATTTTCAGCTGAAGACAATGAAACGCAAATACTAGATTTATTTGTAAGTTGTGGACGTTCAAAAAGTGATGTTAAAATTATAAAATCTAATGAATTTACGAATCAAACGGATGAAGAAATTATCGAAGGTTTCTTTAAAGACAAATTTGCTGTTAACGATAATCAAAATAGAATCTTATCCATGCTATCAAATGGTGAGAGTTATGATGCAATTGTAAAAGCTTTAGATATGAAACCTATTGAAGTTTCAAAGATAATTGTAGGATTGCAAAATAACGGTTATTTAGATGGTGGCAATGTTACCGACAAAGGACTTCAAGAAATTGTAAGCAAAGAACAGATAAGTGTTGTTTATTCTTATGAGAAAAGACCAAATGCGCCCGACTTAGTTAAGGGCGGTAGTTCTAGACCATTTTGCAAAACGCTTATGGATATGGATAAAGTTTATACAAGAGACGAAATAGACAATATCAGTTCAGCGGTTAAACGTGACGTATGGAGTTATAGAGGCGGTTGGTATCATAACCCAAACACAGATATAAATACTCCTTCGTGTAGACATTTTTGGAAACAAAACGTAATCTTTAAATAAAATGAGTACAGCATTATTAATAAACGCATATAATCTTAAACAACTTTCTTTAATTCATGGAAATGTTGAGGACAGTATATTAACACCCACTATTAAGATAGTACAAGACACAATGATAGAACCTATTATAGGCACTTCTTTGTATACTAGAATACTAGAAGGTATTGACCTAGATAATCTTAACGCTGACGAGGTTATTTTAATGGATAAGTATATTATTCCCGTAGTTGCTATGGGTTGTAATTTGGAAGCCGTTGTAATGACTACATATCAAATTAGAAACAAAGCTACAGGAATAACAAACGACGAGTTTCTAAGGGGTGCAAGTGAAAGCGAAATAAATAGACTGCAGGATTCATTTAGATCAAAATTTGAACACTATAGACAAAAATTGATACAATATTTAAAATATAATTCTGTTCTATATCCTGAATACTATCAATATTTCTCAAATCCTGACTCTTTTTATAGTTGTTTAACGGATGGAGGCGAAGGAATTAAACCAGACTTAGGTAAAACTAGAAGTAATATCTATTTTAAATGAAGAAAACTTTAAATAATCTTAATACAGAACTACAAGCAATTGCAGACGCACACCTTCAGGTTAATACTTATTATTGGGGTGACTTTCTGAGTGCTATAAACCAAGACAAGGCGGTTACATATCCTTTAATGTGTTGCTTTGTTACAGGAAATAGTTTAGAGAAAGTTACTATTCCTGTTACTATTAATATAATTGTGGCGGACAAGTTTTTTAAGAATGGTCGACAAGGTAATTTAAACGATACTGAAAGCGATACTTTGCAAGTTGTTAGAGATGTTTACGAAGTTATTAGTAAAAGCCCTAGATGGCAAAACATTGGTAAGATAACGGGCGCAACGGCAAGTAAATTTCTAGAAAAGGGTGCAGATGAAAGTGCTGGATGGATATTAGCTATATCATTTACAATATACGATAATCAAAGTATTTGTAATTTACCTATGATGGGTTACGACTTTGAAACGTCTGCTAATATGCAAATGTGTGAGGACGTTATTATAATAAACTCAGACGGTTCATTTACCCATACGGCTGCAAGTGGTGACGTTTATACGCTTCCAGATACTACATACAATGTTTATGTAAATAGTAACTTAAATAGTACGTTTACAATTCCAACATTAAGCTAATGAAAAACTTTATAACCGACTTAGCATTTACAGAACAACTTACAACGCTTGCAAGTGATGACACTATACTAGTAAGACAAACTAGTCAAAGCAAAAAGAATACAGAGATAAGTGTAAGTAATTTCTTTGAGTCAATATAACTCCACATATAGCTTTATTAGATACAACTATTCAAACCATTGCCGTTGCACACACTCCACAAGTAATTACATTTAATACATTAGACTTTGCAGCTAAAATAACACAAACTTCTAGTT